TCCATAAGCGCTTTTAAGTGCTTCCAGCGTTTAGATTGCTCAGGCTGGCTACTACCTACGGCAAATACCTCTGCCCTAGGAAGCAGGAGTTTTAGGCGCTGAGCAACCGCGTCACCAACACCATTAGCGTCTACGCCAACATACATAACGTTGTAGTTCTCTAAGAACTTTACGATCTGGAAGTACTGGTCTTCCCAGTCATCTCCTTGTAACTCCAACCAGTTAAGTACTCTGTGGTCAAAGTAGCCAAACTCATCTGGGCGATCCCAGTCAACCCAGACAACAGTTACTACTGTAGAGTCAATCTTACGGGCTGGGTCAATGCCAACAACTACTGGAGTTCTATGCCAAGCGCGCTGGATCTCCATAGAGGTATCGCCAAGCTTATCCATGGTGGTTGAGGTAACGAACATACCGCGCTCAAGAAGCCACTTACAGTTGTACGACATCTGGAACTCGTCTGAGTCTTCGCCAATGCGCAGCTTCTCACGCTTAATGTGCTTCTCATAGTTAGCGTTGACCTTAACCACATCTCGCCAAGTCCATTCAAAGTGGTTCTGGCGTTTGGTTCTACTGGTTTGCCTACGCTTGTTAAGCATGATGCTGTTGTAAAAATTGTTCTTGTGGGTAGTTGGGGTGCCAGTTTTAACCATAGTTCCTGCGTAGTACGCAAGCATAGGAGCAATTGACTTGGAGACTACAAAGTCATCAGCTTCTTGGCACTCATCAATAACAATAAGATGGAAGGACTTAGATTCAATCTTTGCGCGTGGGTTAGCGGTCATCATCATTAGAGATGAGCCAGAGTTCTTTAATTTAATCTGGCGGGTAACGCCTGCCACACGGCCTACGCTGTCATCAATCTCAGGATCACCTAGGATCTCTAAAGCTCGCTCAGAGGTAAGGCGGTTTACTGTACGTCCAAATAGAGTTTCAACCTGGCCCTCAACAGGCGCAAACATACCGATCATAATGCCGTCTTTAAACTTACCAAGGAGGTCTGGGTACATCTTTGCTAGGCGTGGGAGTAAGACCATTAGGGTAGCCACAGTATTAGCAATAGTCTCTGACTTACCACTCTGACGAGCTGCCAAAGCTGTAATTTCTTCGCTGTCATTAATTATTATAGACTCAATAATGCGGCGGGCAAGCGGCATCTGATAAGGGTGAAGTTCATGACCTACAAGGGCAGTCTGGAATTGAATGCAGCGGTCAACAAGCTTGTTGACAAAAGCACGGGAGAGCTCATCAAGCTCAACCTCTTCGTCTTCTATCTCGGGCTCATCGCCCTCTATTTCATCGGGGTAGAACTCGTCGTCTTCATCATCAATTAGTTGGTCCATATAAACCTTTAGTTTATTTTAAAACAAAGAGCCTAAGTCGTTAAACCCAGGCTCTTTGCGCCATCTACGGGGAGAGGAAGAGAGGCGTAGACAATAATAGCATAAATGTCTATTTGTCGACAAATGAGTTTAGCGGCGTGGCGTACGCTTTCTAAGTTGATCCACCATAGCGTGAAGAGCCTCTGCGCCCTTTAAAGCCTCATCTAAGTAGATGTCATCCCTACTGCGCTGGTACATAGAGAGGCAACGGCCTACCTCATATATGGATTGGTCTAACCAACCCTCAATCTCAGCAGTTTGTAGTCTTGTTACTCTCTTAGATACTTTCTCAGAGAATGGCTTGTCCCAGACCTTATTCCGAGAAAAAAGTTTCATCAAATAGTCCGTCCTGAGGCCTCCAAGCATTTCGGCCTCGCATAGTCCTGAATAGTAGCGCGTCAATAGAGTCTTCGTCATCTAGGTCGATGTTTGGCCTCTTAAACCATACCCCCAGATAAAAACCTGGGTGAGTAAATGGGAAGCGGAATACTAAGCACTTACCTAGTCTGTAAGGGCGGTCAGTCTCCTGAGTTGTTCCTACCTCAATAACCGGTAGTAGATGTCTGTGCCAGTACCTTAGCTTTCCGCCGTATAGTGGTCCGTATGATTTCATTTAGTTCTCCTTGAAAAAGTCAAAAGCTCCCCAGTTACGCAGGTCTCCCCGCTGAATAGATGAGGCTCGTGCAGATGAGTCGCTTAGTCTAGCCACAGTGCCCGCTGATAGCGTCCTTAACTGAGCAGGTTCGTGAGAAGAGCAGGCCGACTCTAAAGTGGGTAGATAGTCATTAGTAGATGCGCTGTTCTTTAATCCAAGCCAGATCTCAGTAGAGACATCGTTATATTGATGCCAGTGATTAGTTCTAAACACTATGTACACAGTCTTGGTGTTTGGGTTATACGCAATGGTTAGCGCTCGTGGTCTAGATGGCTTCTGTGTAGGTGCCGTAGTGGTCTCAAACCCGACGTTGGTCACATCATTAGGGATGGCGATGTCAATATCAACATCTACCTCTTCAGGCTTTGATAGGTACTCTTTTACAGATTCATTAGACCGCTGGGTCTTAAAGAAGTCATCCGGATTTAACGGCGCTGCTTTTCTACCCATTATTCCTCACATACATGATCGGCGGTCTCTGTCTCTAGTACACGAACCATACACGCTCCGCACCTCAGGTATCTAGGCGGCTTAAAGTTATTTTGTGAGGTGGCTCCTAGTGGGAAGTCAGAGCCGTCCTCGTTAAAGGCTGGGGTAGCAATAACTATCTCAGGTTCTCTTAGTAGTTCTGGTGAGAACGGCCCGTAAGCATGAGTAACTTTATCTGGTACTGGGTGCGCCTGTGGAGCATCAATTCGTGTTATTAAATGAGGCGCAACTAAGTCTAACTCGTAGTCAACCTCACGGCTTCTAGGCGTGTAAGCGCCAAAAACCTCGTAGTCAATTCCCATGACTACTCCTGAACGTCAGAGCTCTTTGGTGCGGCTTTCTTCTTTGGCTTGTCTTCTACAGGAGTTTCTACAGTAGGTTCTGCAATAGTTTCCATAAGAGGGAAGTGCCCCGAGTTAGCGCGGTCATACAACCAGGCAGGTAGGCAAGATGTGCAGTAGTGAACCGGGTTTACTCCAGGATCAGCCGTTGTGTATGAAGCTGAGTTACTGCAGTTATCGCATTTGATTGCCATGTAATCCTCCTAAGATCTACAGTAGTATAGCAAAAAGGGCGCCCCGTAGAGCGCCCTTAATGCTTAAAAGCTTACTTTGCTGGTGTTGCTGGCGTATTGAAGTGCTCGTAAGCGCCCTTAAGTACAGGACCAAAAACACCGACTACAGCTGCCCATGCAACCTGCTTTAGGTGATGATTGCCGCCCTGCCAGATAGCTACTCCAGCAACCACTGTTGAGATGACGTAGTGCTCGAAGAGCGCCTTTGTCTTTGCGTTCATTATTACTCCTCTATGTTATTCGCGTATGGCGTTATGATATGAGAGTCTGCCTGAACGTTTGGTTTAGCTGAGCTCTCAGTATGCGATGCTACACCACCAAAGCCCGCCAATGCAACGGCTACAAGGTGTTTTGGTTCAGTAGAATATCCTGTAGCCGCCCAGGTGCCTAGGGCGGCTGTTCCGCCAAAAGCCACATGGACCGGGCTACTGAAGTTAAGCTTGATCCCCACGAATATGCTCCAATACTTCTCTCATATGCCTACGGAGCTCCTCAATATGGTTATGGGTCTCCTGGTCTAATTTAAGGTCTTTAGTAATAATACGCCTGTCTTCGTCCCCAGAACGGTTAGTCGCGTTCAGTAATAGGCCCGAAAGCAGGATGGACTCCAGGGAAACAGTTAGGGTCAGTAGGTTAAATGGGTATGGATCAAAGACAGCAAAGGTCATCCAGATAGACCAAAAGATAAGGTGGAAGATAAGAAACCACGGTGAACCAAAGGCTACAGAGGCCCAATCCGACATCTTCTGAAAAGTTTTCATTCGTTAGCCTTTGCTACCATAGATGTGTACGTTGCTAGATCAACACCTTTACCCTTAGACGCCTTAAGTCCTGGGTACATTCCTTGATAAACAGGTATAAGAGCAATCTCTTCTTCGGTTAGTACATTTGTAACTAGGTTGGCAGGCATAAGCCCAGCGTTTGCTAGTGCCTTAGCAACTACTAACTCAACGTTACCCTTAGCCCCCACCTTAAACACCGATGATCCTGGGAATGGTGGCGCGACTATGACAGTCGGCTTAGTTGTAGGGATAGGTGCTGGGGTGTTGGTTGTCGCACTATGGATTGCAGCCGCTCCTCCACCAGTAAGAGCGGTAGCACCAGCAACACCTATTGCTAAAGGTTTGCTAGTTCCATTTGATTTAGCTGGGGTTGAGCTTGCTGTGTAGGCTGGTCGCACAATAGCTAGCACATAAAGGTATGGGCGATGACGGCGATAGCAGCCATCTCCGTTAGCCTGATTGCCAGTGTAGGATTCAGGACCAGTATTGAACCCAATAGTGGTTAGACCGTCTTTAGAAGCGGCCTCTACGATCTCTACGTGATCTGCTACCCCATTCCCAGACCAAGAAAAGAACACAAGGTCTCCAGGAAGCGCAGAGTACTTGTCTACTACTTGCTTATTCTTTTGGAACCAGGTCAGCCCGTCTGGACAGTAAGAAAATCCTTTAGGTGTCTGAGCCGCGACTAGGTGGGACGCATTAGCCTGTGCAAAACACCAGCTAATACCCATAGCGCAGTAAGACTGGTTAGGTACTCCATACCAAGTTCCATATGGGTTCTCGTTGTTAGCGCCTTCTACAAAACCTATTTGAGTACGAGCAATGTTAACAATATCAACGCCTGCAGTCACTTGCTGTCCTCCTTTACAACCTCTGCCGCAGCATCTGTGTTAGCTCTGCGGTATCTAAATGTTTCCCATAAAGGGGCAGGAATCTCGTGGATACCGTAGCGAGTTCTATGATGCGCCATGCACAAGACCTCCAGGTTTCCTGGGCTCTCGATCCACTCTTGGAACTCTTCGTCTGTAGCAAAGTGGGTACCAAAGGCCTGTTCAACCTTATGCGGGTCCATATTGTTTACTTGAGAGAACTCAATATGGCTGTGATGTAGCTCCGGCTCACCAGAGCAGAGGTCATCGTTTATAGCGCACTTCCACAAGCCGGCCTTTTTGATCTTGGCCTTAGCCTGATTAAACAGGTGGTAGTGAGGGTCACTCTCACGCGGTTCATGCTCTGGAATAGAAACAGCCAGATGAAGGTTCATCATCTGCTTGTGAGCGCCTGTCACTGGTAGATCAACCTCTCTGCTAGATCGCCTGGAACAATCAGATAGTCGGGCTTATTCAGTAGAGCGACCCCTGCTTTGTCATAGGCCTCAGCAACAAGCTCTGAGCAGATAAAGCCATCTTTTTTGGCCAGATAAGTAAACATAGGTAGGTTTAGCTTAAGGCCCAAGATTCTTAACGCAAGAAGGGCGATAGTAAAGAAGTCATAAGGACGGCCAACAAAAGACAGAGCATTCTTTGCAATGTGCTCGCGTTGCTCATCAGTCAGCTGCTCGTGTCTGTTCCAAGCAATGTCTTTATAGTCGGCAATGTTTACAAGCTTTACGCCTATAGGATCAGCACTAACGGCTCTGCCGTCACCTACGTAGACTATGGCGTGGTTCCAACGGCTGGTGGTGCCAATGCGGATTAACAACCCAAAGAACCCGTTAGTCTTTACTACGCCGTAATCGCCTATACGAGGTTCGTACATTGTCTCTCCTTACTTACGGGGTTCCTCGATGTGAGCTTGAACCCTGCCTTCTAATCTAGAAAGGTCTTTAACAATCTCTATCTGATGGGTGCGAAGTTCTTTTACGTCTTCTTTAATCTCTTTGATATCTTCTTTGACGCTCTTGATGATAGGAAGTATCTCCAGCTTTACAGCGTCATTTAGTGAGCCGCCATGATTAGGCTTTAGCTCCTCCAAGTACTCTTTAAGAGACTCTACTGAGTGCTGCTTTACATACCATCTAGCTACTCCGCCTACGGAACCCGCTATAGCTAGTCCGGAAGATATAGTTACTACTGCGGTTGCTGCATCCATTAACAATCCAGTTCTTTACAGTTGATTAGCAAATAAAAACGTGGATTTGTCCAAAATTAGTGACACAAAAATGCGTGATTTGTATAGTTTTCCATAAAAATACAAAAATATCTGCGTTAAGTACAATATCTGGCTTGACATAGGTTGTAAGGCTGCATATATGCTAATACAACCGACTGAGAGGAGCAGCGATGCTTAATATCAGAATCAACTTCACAGTTGATGTAAAAAAGGTACTGAGAGTGATGGGAGTGCTTGTGCTAGTGTCTACACAGATGTTTACGCCTGCACATGCTTTACCCGCTCAAACCTCTAAAGAGAAAGTTGTGACAGTTTCTCTTGAATACCTCACTGTGAATACGACACGGACAGATGCCAAGAAAGCCTTGGCTAGTACTTATGTTAAGTACTTTGACGCTCAGACGATTGCTTTCTTAACGG